TTCCAGTCGAAATCACAGAGAAAGTCCTTTCTGAGCACTGATCTGATGAAGATCTTGCAAAGAAATGGAAGTCCTTAATGACTTCATTTGAATTCAATCTGCCTGGAGTGCAATCAAACCAACGTGTTCGTTATGCCGTAGGTCAGCCGATGGGCTTATATAGCTCATGGCCGGCCATGGCATTAACTAATCACGTTATGGTTCGCCTTGCAGCTGTTAAAGTAGGCTTAGAGAAGTTTTCAGACTACATGATTCTTGGAGATGACATAGTTATCTTCAATAAAAATGTAGCTAAAACCTATCAACGTTTACTAAAATTTATCGGTGTAGAAACCAATAAATTTGACAGTGTCGAAGGCTCATCAGATCACTCTTTCGAAATGGCTAAAAGGCTATTCCGAAAGGGCCAAGAAATTGGACCTCTCCCTTACAGGCAAATGCATTCAGCTTTTGGGCTGTTTGCTCTTGTTTGTTTTGAAAGAGGATTTTCTGATGAAATGAAGGCTTTGTATCCCGAAGGCCATGTGAGATATAAAACTCACATAGTCTCGCTTACGGCAGCTAGTCTTTTAGTTGTTTGGAAAGTCTCTCCCAATTTTAGGATTGACACAGACCAAAACGATAAATACGTTAAGGTTGCCCCAAAGAACATTTTAGACTCGCTTACAGAGTTATCACCTCAAAATCCTTGAGTAATGATGACTGCTGAAGGTCATAGCCGATACATTGAATATACAGACATGATATTCAATGCGTGACTAACTACCGAGTCATATAAAATTTATGACTCTTATGAACAAACTACTGCGGTTAAGAAAGTTAACCCCAGACGCTTATTCAGAAGAGCTATAAGTTCTATATCTCCTCGAATTCTTCACGCAAAGCTTCGTGAACCTGATTTCCGATCAAAGTGTTACTCTTGATGTTCATCCTCGTTTATTCAAGAATCTATAAGAAACTCAGTTTCTTTTAGATACATTGAAAAGGCGAGCATTAACACCAAAAGTGATAAGGCCATTTCGGTTGCCCAATACTGTCTAGGACTCAAAACAATGCTAGATGAAATGAGAAACTGAGTCAGTGTCTCATCTCATCAAACATCAATGAGTCGTTTAGAAAGTATTGAAAACCAAATGATCTTAGGTATTGAACGGGAGTTAAGAAAACTTCTTAATGACCGAACTTTAACCCACAAAGATCTGGAATACCTCATAACTTGTAGCTTAAATTTTCGTAAGAAAATTCAAGACGCAAATCTTGGAGATGCTCCGAAAACAGGTGTCTAAGGGCACATGACGGGATTGTCTGCACCCAAAGTAGACTTCTTTCAGGAGTCATGGATTAAATCCATTTTGGGTTGT